CCCCTGACTTTTTCTGATGAAGTCAGGGGTTTTATTTTTTGCATAGAAAGGGGTGTTGACAATGATTATTGATGTCAAGGAACTGTCAAGGATTTCAGATTTTGATGAAGTTGATGAAGCATTGTTGCAGATGAAACTTGATTCCATCGAAGAGTTGATCAGAGCCTACACCAACAATAATTTCCAAAATAGAAAAATCAGATTTTCAGCACCTTCCAAAGCAAACCGCATTGAAGGTTGGTGCGAATACATCAAAGAGGGTGACACTGTTCAGATCACCGATTCCATCAATGATGGTCTGTATGTGGTCAAGGAACTGAAAAGGGTCGGTCACACCATCGAACTGAACAAAGAACTGTTTGATGCACCCTATAACCTTATCACCAAAGTTCAATACCCGGCTTCATTCAAAGAAGGTGTCATCAATTTGATGATGTGGGATATTCAGAACCGTGAAAAGGTCGGTATTCAGTCAGAAACCCTTTCAAGGCATAGTGTGACATATTTTCAACAGGATGCAAGCAATCAGTTGATGGGTTATCCTATCACCCTTCTTGGATTCCTGAAACCTTATATCAAAGCGAGGTTTTGACCATGAAGAAAGTTGGTGGAAACCTGATTGCATTGTTGCAGGTGAAGGACGAAGGCGAAAAGAACAGCATCGGTGAACGCACACACACTTGGGTTGATGTTGTATCTGTCAAAGGTTGGTTGGATTTTGCAAACGGCGAATCATCAAACACCAATTTCAACACAAAAATTCAAGAATCCACCCACATCTTTCTTTGTGATTTTCAATCCTTCAAAGGTCTTTCAGGTCAGTGGGTGTGGGATGCGTTGAATTTTGTCAACGGCATTATTTCCGATGCTACATTGCAGAACACTGTTGATGTTACAAGCGAGAACGCAAGGATGCTGATTGATGGTCAGGTCTATCAGATACAGGTCATTGATGACCCTATGAATATGCACCAACATCTTGAAATCTATTTGAAGTACGTTGGTGGTCAGTGATGGGCAAAATCAGTTTTGAGGATAACAGGATGCGGTGCAAAGCCGCCCTTGCTGATGCAGGGGTTGCCTTTCTTCACGAAGCGGCAGGGGAATTGGTCAGTCAGACAGCACGAAACAGCAGGGTCAGAACCGGTCAGACAAAAGGTTCTTGGGACTATGTTGTTGACGAAGCTGAACTGATTGCAACCATCGGTTCACCCTTGGAAAATGCGATTTGGGAAGAATTTGGAACAGGTGAATATGCACTAAACGGAAACGGCAGAAAAGGCGGTTGGTACTATGTGGATGAAAAAGGTGATGGTCATTTCACACACGGTAAAAAGCCGAACAGGGCATTGTGGAACGCAATGGAAACCTTGAAACCAAGCCTTCAAGCCGCATTGGAAGGACACTTGAAAGGATTGAACTGATATGACTGATGTTCTTGCTTTTGTGTCAGATCAGATGGAAATGCTTGGTCTGACTTATGAATTTATGCAGATGACAAAAACACCCTTGACCTATCCTTACTGGGTCGGTGAGGTCACCGAACCCGAAAACATCACCGAGGATGGCAAGTGTGAACCTACTGTCATTTTGACTGGATTCACAAGGGGTAGTTTTTTAGAACTGGAACAGCAAAAGACGGCAATCAAAGACCATTTTCTGCATGGTCAAACAACCATCAAGAATGGAACAGCGGTTGCAGTCTTTTATGGTGGTTCTTTAACAATCCCCATTGAAGATGATGACCTGAAAAAGTGTCAGGTCAATTTATCAATAAAAACTTGGAAAGGAAAATGATTCATGTATAACGAATTTACAAAGCATGGTGTCACTGAGAAAACACCCAAGTCTATTATGCTTGGTGCAGGAACGCTTCACAAAGGCTTGAAGTTTGGTTATCACCTTGTTAATGTTGAACCGGCTGACTGGGCAACCTCTTACACCAACTATTTTCAGAAAAGTGGAAATGATCAGTATTCACCGGTAACAGGTGCATCGGCACCGGCGTTTTCAGCCGGAACATTCTATTTCAAGGGATGGAACGCTAAAGACACCCTTATTGGTGCAACATCCGGCGGCAATAAGGTCAGCATCAAGCCGGAAGTCATCACTGTTGATGTTGACGGTGCCTTGGTTAAGGTCAAGGGTCTTGACTTCAAGCAGGGTGAGGTTGCAACGCTTGAAACAAACCTTGTGGAGATCACACCTGACCTGCTGAAGAACACCTTGATTGGTGAAACTGTCGATTCTGATGTTGAAGGCTTTGCCTTACTTGAATCCAAGCCTGACATTCAGGAAGGTGACTATTTTGAAAACCTTGCTTTTGTCGGTTGGAGAACGGACGGCACACCCATCATCATTATCTTTGACAATGCGCTTTGCACAACCGGCTTTGAAGGTGAAGCAAAGAACAAGGAAAACACAGTGGTCAAGGTAACCTTTGAGTGCTATCAGGATGTTACCGCTGACCTTATGGTGCTTCCTTATCACATCTATTATCCCACACAGGGTTAAACAGAAAGGACAGTTGAACAATGGACGAAGTAACAAACAAGAAACCATATACATTCAGAAAATTACAGGCAACCGATGTTGCACTGATGGCGACGATCATCAGCAAGGTCGGAATTGACCAGTTCACAGACTGCTTTGCATCTACCGGTGATTTGGCAAAGATTTTCAGGGACAAAACCAAGACCAAGGAAGCAATCACCAACATTGCCGGAATGAAAATTGCCTTTAAGGTGGCAAACATCATTCTTGCACATTATGGTGAATGTCAGTCTGACATCTTTGCACTGCTTGCGGATGTCAGCGGTCTGACCATCAAGGAAATCAGCGAATTGTCACCGGCAACCTTTGCAAAGATGCTGATTGATTTCATCAAGATGGATGACTTTGCGGATTTTTTCAAGGTTGCTTTGGAATTGCTCAACTAACATACATCAAGTGGATGGACTTGCTATTCAAAAGATATGCAAGTCCATTTTTGCTTGTTGATCAAATGATTTTGACCGGTAACTTTACAGAATTTGTTGCAAAGGTGGTTGAACTGGATGCAGATGAAGAATTGTGGCAATTCTTCCTGCACAAAGTCGAAGGTCAATCATTCAATGACTGGAAAGCATCACTTGGCGTAGATCAACAAGCAAAAACACAGATGTCAGATGACGAAATCAAAGCAACAGTTCAAAGTTCATTTTCAATTTTGAACGGCTATGAACCCACATAAAGAAAGGGGGTGCATTGAATGGAACTATTCAAACTGTTTGGCACCATTGCCCTTAAAAACGAAGAAGCGAACAGGGGAATTGATGAAACATCCGACAAGGCAAAGGGTGCCCGGAAGGATGTTGAAGATTTCGGTGATGAAGGAACCAAGACGGAAAGCAAACTTGGTTCAGCGTTTTCAAAGATTGGTTCAGCGGCGGCAAAAGTTGGAAAGGTGATTGGTGTTGGTATGCTTGCGGCAGGCGGTGCGGTCGTTGCCGTAGGAAAAAAGGCACTTGATTCCTATGCAGATTATGAACAGTTGGTCGGTGGTGTTGAAACCCTTTTTGAAGATTTAAGTGATGATGTCATTGATAATTCAAAAGTGGCATACAAAACAGCCGGTCTTTCTGCAAATGAATATCTTGAAACCGTCATGGGCTTTTCTGCATCTTTGAATCAGTCGCTTCAAAAGTCGGAAGGTAATATTGCAAGGTCTGCTGAATTGTCGAATCAGATCATTATTGATATGTCAGACAACGCAAACAAGATGGGTTCTGATATGGAATCAATACAGAACGCATATAATGGTTTTGCAAAGCAGAATTACACAATGCTTGACAACCTTAAACTGGGTTATGGTGGCACCAAAGAAGAAATGCAAAGACTGCTTGAAGATGCTGAAAAGCTATCAGGTATCAAGTATGACATTTCTTCCTTTGCCGATATTGCAGAAGCAATCCATGTTGTGCAAACAGAAATGGGCATCACCGGCACAACCGCAAAGGAAGCATCAACCACCATTCAGGGTTCCATTCAGTCAGCAAAATCAGCGTGGCAAAACCTGATAACAGGTCTTGCGGATGATAATGCAAATCTTGATGAATTGGTCAATAATTTCTTCAACAGCATTGTGACTGTTGGTGAAAACATTATTCCAAGAATCAGTGTTATTTTGAACGGTATCACCGGGCTAATTCAAAAACTTGCACCAAAAATCATTGAAGCCTTGCCCGGTGTTCTCAATAAACTTCTTCCTGAAGTTGTCAAGGGAGCGCAAGCATTATTGAAGGCTTTTGTTGGTGTTCTTCCTCAATTAGTGAAGCTGATAACAGATGCTTTACCAGACATCATAAAAGCGGTGACGGATATATTCAAAGCAATTGTTGATGCTTTGCCTCAATTGGTCAAAACCATTGCTGATGCTTTGCCCACTTTGATTCCCCAAATTGTCACAGCAATAACAGATATGGTTGTTTATTTGATGGAACATATCAGTGAAATCATACAACCAATTATTGATAAGTTACCAGATATTATCATTTCAATTGTAGATGCGCTGATGGACAATTTGCCTTCTTTGATTGATGGTTTAATTTCTTTGACACTTGGCATAGTTGAAGCAATACCACAAATCATCATGGGGTTGATTGAAGCATTACCCACCATTATTGAAAAAATAATAACTGGTTTACTTAATTGTTTACCACAGTTGGTTGAAGGTGCAATTCAGCTGGTGATTGGACTGGTCACCCATCTTCCTGAAATCATCATGGGGTTGATTCAGGCTATTCCAAAAATAGTTGTTTCCATAGCGCAAGCACTGGTTGAAGCGGGTCCGAAAATTTGGGAAGCGTTTACAGAAATCTTTTCAAAGGCTTGGACAAAGATTCAAGAAATCTTTGCAAAAGTTGGTGAATGGTTCACCAATATGTTTTCAAAGGCTTGGGAAGGTATCAAAGGCATCTGGAATAATGTTGTCGGATTCTTTCAAGGTATTTGGGATGGAATTTGCGGTGTGTTTTCCGCTGTTGGCAACTGGTTCAAGGGCGTTTTTGAAGGTGCTTGGAATGGTATCAAAGGCATTTGGAATGGTGTGACAGGTTTTTTCAAAGGCATTTGGGATGGTATTGTTGGAGTTTTCAAAGGTGTTGGTGAATGGTTCAAAGGTATCTTTGAAGGCGCAGTGAATGGAATCAAAACCGCATTTAACGGCATCAAAGAATGGTTCAGCAACCTTTGGAATGGCATTTGGACTGTTATAAAAACACCTATCAACTGGATAATCGGCGGTATAAACTGCATCATTGATGGTCTGAACTGCATCAGCATTGACATACCTGATTGGGTTCCCTTCATCGGCGGTCAGCACTGGGGCTTTGACCTTGATCATATTCCTGAACTTGCAACAGGTGGTGTTGTCGATAAACCCACACAAGTTGTTGCAGGTGAAGATGGTGCAGAAGCTATTGTTCCACTTGAAAATAACACAGGATGGATAAACAGAATTGCAAAGCAGATTCATCAGTTTAGTGTTGAGGATGGCACAGATGCAAGAGCCTTGACATCTAATGGTGGATTTATGACTGCAATCAAAACAGAAATTGGTGACAGAATCAGAAATCTTGAAACCATCGTTGCAAGGATTCTAGAAGAACTGCAAAACTTCTTCCCTGAATTTCTTGATGCGTTTGATGTTCAAATCGTTCTTGATGATGGAACATTGGTTGCTGAACTGACACCCAAGATTGACCAAGAACTTGGTGCAATCAGAAAACGAAAGGAAAGGGGATAAAATATGGACACAGTGACATTTGGAACTAAAAATTCATATACAGACTTTGGTTTGATTTTATCATCCAAGTCTGTTTCCCTTCCGAAAGCTAAGACAAAAACTGTTGAAGTTCCGGGTGCTGATGGTGAACTTGACTTGACGGACGTTTTGACAGATGAAGTCAAGTACAGCAACCGGAAACTTCAATTCACATTTACAGTCATTGATCATTTTAACGGATGGGCGGCACGTTTGTCACAGGTTACAAATTATCTGCACGGACGGCGGCTGAAAGTAATGATGGACTGGGACAGGCATTATTACTATGAAGGAAGATGCACAGTCAACAGTTTGAAATCAAAGAAACGAACTGCAACCATTGTCATTGATGTTGATGCTTCACCTTGGAAGATGGAGCGCAATGCAATCTATCAGCCTTGGGAATGGGATGATTTTTGTTTCATTGATGGCATTATCAGAAAAAACATCTTTCATATTATCGGTGGGGCGGTAGGCGGTCAAGATATTACGTTGATCAACACAAGAAAACCTACTTCACCAACTATCACTTGTAGTGTTGCCCTTGTTTTCACTTTGAATGGTGTCACTGTCAATGTTCCACCCGGAACAACAACTTTGAATACTGTCAAAATGGTTGAGGGCGAAAACATAGCACATATCAGCGCATCAGCCGATGACGATATTGAAATAACTTGGAAGGGTGGTTCATTGTAATGTATCAGGTATATTGTGATGGATTGCCCTTGCTTGACCTTCAACAGGATGATGAATTTGTATTGATTGACCCTGAAATTACACTGAAAGATAATGATTCAGGGCAATTCAGCTTCAAGATTTCCACAAAACATCCGTTTTATAATAACATCAGGAAGCTGAAATCAGAAATTTTGGTACTGCTTGATGGTGCTGAAATCTTTTGCGGAAGGGTCACAGAAGAAGGTTCAGATTTTTACAAAAACAAAAAGTTTATTGCCAAAGGTGAACTTGATTTTCTGACCGATTCAATTCAACGCCCGGCAGAATATCACAATATGACTGTCAGGGGATTTCTGGCAACCTTGATTGAAGTGCATAATGCACAGGTTGAAGAAAACAAGCACTTTCAGGTGGGTGAAGTCACAGTTGTTGATGACAATGATTCACTTTACCGATACACCAATTATGAAAACACATTGGAATGTATCAAAGAAAAGTTGCTGAAAAAGTTGGGCGGTCACATCAGAATCAGAAAAGTGGAAGGTGTCAAATATATTGATTATCTTGCAGACTATCCAAACACAAATGAACAGGTCATTGAGTTTGGAAAAAATTTGCTTGATTTCTCAACCAATACCGATGCAACAGACATTGCAACGGCGATCATACCGCTTGGCGGTAAACTTGCAACTTCCACCATTCAGGCACTTGATGAACGCTTGACAATTAAATCAGTCAGCGGTGGTTCAGATTTTATTTGTAGTCAGGAAGCTATTGACACTTATGGTTGGATTTTCCGCAAAGTTATCTTTGATGATGTCAACACACCAAGAAACCTGTTGAGAAAAGGCAGGGACTATCTGACCAATGTGCAGTATGAAAATATGATTCTGAAAGTTTCAGCGGTTGATCTACACAGGATTGATGTTGAAATTGAAAGAATTAAACTGCTTGACAGAATCAGGGTGAAGTCATCACCACACGCCCTTGACCGTTATTTCCCTGTTACTGAACTGAAATTGAACTTGATGAAACCTGAAAGCGATAAAATCACTTTGGGTAGTGAAGGACAAGACACAACCTTCACATCGTCAAGCATCGGAACTAATCAGGAAGTAATGGAACGCATCAATGCAGTTCCTTCTGAAAGGGTTATTCTTCAGGAAGCGATTGACAACGCAACTGCATTGATCACAGCCGCAACACACGGTCATGTGGTCACAACAGCGGAAGAACAGTTGATAATGGACACTGATGATGTGGAAACAGCGCAAAAGGTTTGGCGGTGGAATGTCAACGGTTTGGGTTATTCTTCAACAGGTTACAATGGAACTTATGCAACCGCAATCACAATGGATGGAACCATTGTTGGTCAAAGAATTGTTGCCGGTTCTGTTTCTGCTGACAAACTTGACATCAATTACAGGTCATCAGTTGAACAGCAGATTTCCACTGCACAAGACAATGCAGAAGGTTATACCGATACAAAACTTGGTTCTTATTGGACAGCACTTGAAACGCAAACGGCAATTCAGAATAGTGCTGATTCTGTATTAATTTCTGCAAGGGCTGATGCAGTTGATTATACTGATGCACAGTTGGCGAATTATTCCACATCGGCACAAATCAAGGTGACCACTGATGCGATTGAAGCAGAGGTCAATAAAAAGTTCAATACTTCCGAATGGTCAACTAAAATCAGAGCATCGGCAACTGATATTCAATTTGCTTGGAACAACATTAGCAAGTATATCCAATTCAAAGATGCCGCAATCAAGATTTATGATTCCGCAGTTGAATCAAGTCAAAAACTGCGGTGCGTAATGGATGATGCAGGTCATCAATTCTATCGTGACGGTTATCACGTTGGCAACATTGGAACCAACCAATGGGCTGACAACAACACGCACAAGGGGCTTGTCTTTGATTTGGACTATCAGGGAAAATATATGGGCTTTTTGCAAAAAGCATCTGCAAGTGCTTCAACCTATACCACCATGATGTGTTTTTCAAGGGCAAATTCCATTTATTCTGAATATGGTATGCACCTTGGTTGTGATTTTTACGGTCATAATTACACATTGCATGATGTTTATTTGTCAGGCGTTAATGTAAATTACAGTGGTACAAATTACAAAGGATATACAGGTACAATCCCCATTGTAACCAAATGTGAAATATCTGAAAACAGTAGCGGTGGCATTAGTTGGAGTGTTTCTAAATCAAATTTAAGAGTTTCAAACGGACTTATCGTTGGATATTGGAGTTAAAGGTGATTTAATGCGAATTAAACAAATCGAAGATAAAGAACCGGGCAAAAATGCAGTGTGTAACACAGAAACCACCACAGGTTCAAGCGGTGATTTTGAAAAAGCCGAACAGGAAGGGAAAGAAAATGAATAAGCCTTTATCAGTGATGGTTCAGGAAGCAAAGGCAGAGGTTATGACAGTTATCAACCGTATGGGGTTGCCTGTTGAACTGGCTGACCTTGTTCTTTCTTCCGTTCTTTCCGATGTCAGAGGTCAGTTGACATTAGAAGTATTGAACTATTCAAAGAAAATTGAACAAGAAATAAACAAACAGGAAGGTGATGAAAATGGCTGACATTTCGCAATATACCGAAAAAATCAGAAAGGCAGTGTACGGTGAAGAAGTCAGGGGTTCCATCATAAACGCTTTGGAAGCGGTCAATGATGATAACAACAGTTATCAGGCTATCAAAGATGAAATCAAACAGGATAAACAGGACATCGACAACACAGTTGATGAATTTGATGGTCTTGTTGAACAGGTCACGGAAGCAAAGGAAGTCATTGTTTCATCGTTGGAATCAGTTGAAACAGCAAAAAGGGACTTGCAAGCGGTTGTTGCCGATGCGGAAAGCAAAAACAGCACACTGGTTTCTTCCATTTCAGGTGCTTACAATGCAAATGCCGCCTTGCAGACAGTCACAAGAAACGCTGAAACCGCAACCACCAACGCTGAAACGGCGAAAACAAACCTTGATGCTTCAATAGGAACATCAGAAACCAAGAAAGCAGACCTTGACGGTGTTGTTTCACAGGCGAACACTGCTGAATGGAACTTGCAACAGCAAATTTCCAACGCACAAAGGGCAGGTTCTAACCTTGGTATTCAGATGTCATCTGCAAATTCGGTGAAAGCTGAACTTCAATCTGCAACATCAGATGCGGAAAATATGAAGTCAGACCTTTCAGATGTGCTGGCAACGGCAACAGAAAAGCATACTGCATTGACTGAAACGGTGCAGACAGCGGAACAACTTGATTCCCACATCACCAACGAAAACGACAGAGCCGAAAACAACATCAATGCGCTTGATGTTAGACTGGAAAACGCTGATGAAATTCTGACCGGCGTTGAGGACATCAAAGCCTATCTTGGTTATGACGATGAACACATTGTCGGTCTGCAAGCAGATTTCAGAAACAAGACATTCAAACGCCTTGCAGGTGCCTATGGTCTGAACGCAGGTACAGACTTTGATGCCTTCCCCATGTTTGGTGGAAGAAGGCGGTGCAATGTTGCCGCTGATGGAACCATCAATGCTTACTACGGTGACGAAGGTTACACCGAGGACGGCACCAATGGTCAGGTGATGGTCTATCAACCGGCATTTTATTACAAGGTTGTTCCCCTTGAACTGGAAAAGAACACGGTTTCCGGCATCGGTAACCACCTGAGAAAAGCAAACTACTATGTCAGTAGCAAGCCTGTTTTCGGATTCAAGCGGCATCCGCTTTTTTATGATGAACAGGGCAACCCGGTTGATTATGTTCTTCTTTCAGCGTATGAAGGCAGTATGTATGATGTATCAGAAGAAGCCTATGTCAATGACAGTGTTGACACATCGGTTTCTTATGGTGCAGGTGATCTTCTTTGTTCTGTTGCCGGAAAGAAGCCCATCAGCGGCAAACTTGGCGGCGTTGGAAGCAAAGCGCAGTTTGAAACAATGGCAAATAACATTGGTTCCGGCTGGCATCTGAACACCATCAAGGCTGAAAGTGCAAACCAACTTCTGATGCTGATTGAACTTGGAAGGTTCAACACACAGGCGGCTATTGGTCAAGGTGTTGTTTCCTGTCCGAACAATGGTTCATACAACTGTTCATCATATACCGGTTCAACAGCTTCACTTGGCAACGCAACCGGAATGGCAACAGAAACAACCTATGAATCAGCCGGAACAGAAACAGTCAACACTACCAACGGCAAGTTATCAGTCACTTACAGAGGTGTTGAAAATCCTTGGGGCAACATCTGGAAGCATACCAACGGCATCAACCTTTGGGGTGATGGTCACATGGGCGGTGGTCAGGTGTTCATTTGTGATGATTTCAGCTTCAATGAAAGCAAGCACGATGGAAATTATCAGTCAGCAGGATTCACCGTTTCCAATGCAAACGGTTATGTGTCTGCATTTGGTTATGGTGATGAAGAATTTGACTGGTTGTTCATGCCTTCAGAAACAACTGGAAACAGTTCACTTCCTGTTGGTGACAACTACTGGTGTACACCCAACCTGAACGGATACCGTATTGCTCTATTGGGCGGTGATTGGAGTTACGGTGCTGATGCGGGCGGTTTCTGTTGGCGTTGTGTCACTACGCCCGGCCTTCGGTATTACTGTATCGGCGGTCGCTTGCTGTATGTACCTTCCGGGGCTGAATAACTAAAAAATAATTGAACGGATATATGGGCAAGCAACGCTGAAAATAAAAATTTTCTGCATGGTCAAGAAAAAAAATCAATTTTTAATTGCTCAATTAGGCAGTAATTGGAATAACAGTGATAATGCAGGCAGTTTCTATTGGAATTGTAACAATACACCCAGCAATCGGAATTACAATATCGGCAGTCGCTTACTAAATGCACTTATTGAGAAACGAAAGCGATCTTGCTTGCCCGACCACACGGTAAAACATCAAAATAATTGAACTGTATTGGTAACACCTTATGGTGTGAAGATTCGGTTTCAGTGCATACAAAAGGAACCCATCTGAATGAAAAGATATTTACACCCATTAGACAATGCAAACATCACTTTATGGGAAAAGATTTGTTCAATGGAAAACCTGCAACTTGCACATCAAAATGCAAAAGATGGAAAAGGTTGGTATAAAGAAATCAAAATGATTGATGCTGATCTTGACCATTACTCGAAGCAACTTCAGACAATGTTGTTGCTGAAAACCTACCA